CCGCCGGCGCCAGACGCGGATGCCATTGCTGACGTTGATGCCCGCGTTGCGGCTGCCCGTGAGCAGGCGAGTGCGGCGCAGCGCCGCCAGATTCTTGATGGCGTCCTGTCCGATTCTGCTGTCCGCAATCCGGTTGCCAAGTTCGCTGCCGAGCTGGCCCGCGCCGGCTACGCGCAGGCAATGCCTAGCCCGGCCGAGCTGGCGACGATTGAGCGGTTTTCTTCTGCAAAGGATGCCTTCTCCAGTGCCGACCCCGACGTGTCGCTGCAAGAGCCTGCAGCATCCAATGAGATGGGTAACGATGAGGCCGCAGACTGGCGCGCGCAGCGTGACGCGGAAATCATGCCCGGCGCCGACGCGTCTAGCACACCTTCGTCCAACGCTGGTATGCAGAAAAATGCCGGTGAGGCGGAATTATCTACAACCCTGCCGGCATCGCTGAAAAGCCTGGCCGATGCCACGGAGAAGCCTGGCCCATTCATCAAGAAGCTGCGCAAGGCGGGCCACACCATCCGCGACGCCGATCACGAGCGCCAGCTGATCAACCAGTTCAAGGAGTACAAAGCCAATGGCACAGCTGCAACTGACACAAACACGGGCAATGCGCTGGCTCAAGCGCAGCCAGCAGGCGACACCGGCAGAGCTGAGCGCCTTGCGGCAGATGCTCAGCCAGGACGGAATGCCGACGGCAGCGTGGACGCCGGCCGCCGACAGCGCAACGACCAAGCTGTTGCTGCTGATGGTGGCGCCGGCAAACAGCCTGCCAGCGTAAAGCAAGGCAAGAACTGGCATGCCAAAGCCAAAGAGGTGGACTTGTCACGCGACACTGTGCGCGACGCAGTGGCCCGCCTGGGCGGCATCCGCAAGGATGAGGCAATGCGCGAGTGGGGCGCCACCCTGGTAGAGGGCACCAAGAGCCGCATCTTTGGCAAGCCGGTATTCCGGGCGAAGGGCGGCACTGGCATGTCGCTGGACAAGATGCGCGAAGCGCTGGCCGAGTTGGGTTACCTGCCGGCGGATAGCGATATCAACGACCTGTACGAGGCATTTGAACAAGATAGCTTGCACCATGTCGGCCAAGAGCGCCGTGCCGCTGACATGGCCCAGGGCACCGCCACGGAAGGCCATTCAGTGCCAGCAGGCGAGGCTGCTGCCATGCCTGAGCGAACCCTCGACAACCACCCGGTATATGATCCGTGGTACGACTTCGACCCGGGCGCCATTCTGCCGGATGATCTAAACGAGGCTGCGGCCAGCGCTGGCGATTTCCTTTCCCCTGACTACCAAGCAGAATTCGAAGTCATCACGACAGAGCTGAATCGCCTTCTAGGTGCCGACGAGGCGGAGAACATCCTGGAGCGGGCGGCAATAATGGCAGATGCCGGCCGCAACTTTTTTGAGGCAATCGGAGAACTGATCAATGCAAGACAAAGTGAGCAAGCTCAACGAAGCACTGAGCCGAGCGGCGAAGCTGCCGAAGCACCAGCAGGACAAACTGGAGCACGCACTGCGGCATACGTTCAAGAAGAGCAATCGGACGCCGGACGAGCGGCAGACGAACCCAGCCAACCCGGAAGCGACGACGCCGGAATCCTCCAATCCTACGACCAAGCAGAGCTAGACGCCCGAGAGCAGGCCCAGCGAGCGGCAGAAGCCCGGCGCCAGGAAGAAGAACGCGCAGCCGATCGTAAGCGCCAGGCGGATGCGGAGGTCGGTGATTTTGTGCTGACCGGCAGCGACACCATGGCCGATCAGTTGGCCGGGTTGTCGAACGAGCCGACTGCAAGTGCAGCATCGCGGATTCCTGCTGCAAGCGGGCAGGCCAATGCTAGCACAGTGGAATCTGATGGAGAGGTGTTCGAGTTTCCTACCCAGCAGATTGCCGACTCTTACCGCCACATCAGCCATCGTGGCAGCGATAGGGCCAAAGCCGAAGAAAACGCCTTCAATCAGTCCATCGAGCAGATCCGCAGCGAGGTGGGTGCGATGGTCCAAACCGAGGAGCAACAAGCTGCATTCGACAGCGCGATGGCGGACTACCAGCGCGGCTATATCGATGCCTCGCTGAAGGTGGCTCGCGCCCGTGAAGGCACCATGAGTCCACTGGTGGCCGGCCGCAATAACTTCAACGGCAAGCAGGCTGCACGCACTGGTGGCGCTTATGAGAAAGCGCAGGACGAATTTTCCCGCAAGGTTGGCCGCCTGAAAGCGGCTGTCGAAGAAGCCGTGCGCGATGCCAGAACGCCGGAGCAGATCCAGGCAGAACAAGACAAGGCAGCAGAGGAGGCCCGCAAGAAGACGATTCTCGATTTTGCCAAGGCGGCCGGGGCCATTGCTGATGACCTGCGTAATGACCGCAAGGCCATGGCCGGTGATACGCGCAAGTGGGCTAACAAAGACATGATGGCGCTGCTGGACGGGATGGATGAGGCTACCCAGCGCCAGGCAATCGAAGGTTCCGACAAGGCGCTGAAGGAGCTGGGTGGTCTGGCGGTAGTGGTTGGACCTCGCTCGACGCTAGGCCGGCGCGTATCCGGGATGTTGGCGTCTTACGCTGCTGAGTCGACAGCTGATGCAAAAGCCGAACAGCTTACAGAGTCCAGTGACAGCGAGGCCTCCGTATCGCCTGGCGATATCCACCAAGGACAAGAGCAGGCTGACTTCGATGCGCCACTGACCGTTGATGCCTTTGATGATTTCGTCACCCGACTGTGGGATGGCCAGGTCAAGGTGGATGAGCTCAAAGCACGTTTTGCTGCCTTCAAGCGTGACCAGGATTTGCTGCAAGCCGAACTCTCCAAGAAGACTAAAGAAGCACTCCTTCAGATAGTTGGTGGCCACCGTGCAGCAAGCCTAAAGAACGAGAAGAAATCTCGCGTAATTGATGCTGCGTTGAGCTCGATGCTTGACGAGTTTGTGCTTGGTGACAGCTATTCGTACTCGCTGGGCGGGCGCATGGCTTCGATTGAGGACAAGGTTGGCAGCTACACCCAGGATGATCTGGACGGCTATGCGGCCCGTATAGCCAAACTGCGTGAAGAACGCTCTGCTGCGCTGGAGCAATTTCAGTCCGGGCTAGAAAATCCGCAGACGCTAGACGATTACCGCAATGTAATGCGCAGCAGGATGGCGGACGGCACCAGCCAGCGCGAAGCATTTCTAAGCCTGACGCCGGACCAGCGCGAGCAGTACGACAGCCTTGCCGCCGAGGCAACCCGCGAGGCGCGTGAAGCCCGCCAGCGTGCGGCCAGGGCTGCGGTCGAGGCAGCAAAACAGCAAACCGGGGCAAAAGTACTTGAAACCAAGCACACTCGCGATGGCTACGATTTGTTTGTGGTGCAGCTCGATGAGCGGGTAGACCGCGACAGCTACAACACGCTGAACGCCAGTGCCAAGCGAATGGGCGGCTGGTACTCCAAGTACCGTGGCAATGGTGCGATTCCCGGTTTCCAGTTCAAGGAGCGAACCAGCGCCGATGCCTTTGCTAAGTTGGTGCAGGGCGACAGCAGCGCCGCCAGCGAGGCCATCAGCGCCCGCTACGATGCGTTTGAGGATGATAAAAGCCAGAGTGCCGCCGAGCGTCTGCGCGCCATGGCAGATCGCCTGGACGAGCTTGCTGACGAGTCGCTGGGCAGGGAGCGCAAAGCCAACACAGCCCGTCGGGCCAACTTTGCCGCGGCTGCCGAGGCGCAGGCATTCGGACAGAAGGCGCAAGCCACTACCATGCGGCGCCTGGCGGATGCCATCGAGAGCGGAAGTAGCAAGTTCCTGGGCCAGGTACGCCAGAAAGTACAAATTGAGGCACTGGATGCGTTCCTTAGTCAGGCGAAGTGGGATTACCTGCAGGCCAAATATGGGAACAACTGGCATGCCAATAAAGATGTGCGCGCAGGGAAAGAGCTTGCCGACTACGCTGCTTTCCCTTCATACACGGCCTGGGCTTCTGACCTTGCTACGCTTGCGCGGCAATTGCTGCAGCTGGATGGCGGCAAGCGCTTGGGGGAGCGCCTACAGAGCGTTGCCGATGATGTGACGGAAGAGTACCTGCAGTTCGTCAAAGACAATCTGCGCAAGGTATCCACCTTCTCTCGCATTGATGGCAGTGGCGCGGAGTTTTCCAGCAAGCAGGCTGCCGAGGTGGCCATTCGTCGCAGCGGCCTGAAAGACAAGGCTATTGCCTATTCTCCAAAGCGTGGGCAGCACATCATCGTCATGTCACCGAAGGCGGCAACAGAAGCCGGCCTATTCCAGTCGCAAAACAAGCGCATCACCTTGTCTGTCGAGTTCAGCACCGAACTGCTTGAGAAGATGCGGCAACACCCGAAAGAGCTTTACCAGCTGCACAGCCTGCTGATCGCTGACGAGCGCCGCAAGCGGCTGGCTGGCATGGGCATTTTGACCCCCATGGAGCTGCGCGCTGCCCTGCGTGAATACATGGACCTGCGCGAGCCGCCGAAAGCTGCTGACAAGGTGAAGGAAATGGAGCGGGCCATGGTTGGCCGTAAGGCTGATGGCCTGGATTTCTTCCCCACACCTGCCGACACCGCTCAGCGCATGATCGAGCTGGCAGAGCTGACGCCGGAAATGCGGGTGCTGGAGCCATCCGCAGGCATGGGTCACATTGCCGAGAAGATTCGCACCGCCGGCATAGAGCCGGATGTGGTGGAGTATTCTGCAGATCGGCGCGAGTTGCTGGAAGCCAAGGGCTTTAATGTGGTCGGGCAGGACTTCATGGAGCTTGCTGGCGAGTACGACCGGATTATCATGAATCCGCCATTCAGCAATCGCCGTGATGCAGAGCATGTGCAGCACGCGTACGGCCTGCTGAAGCCAGGCGGCCGCATTGTGGCCATCATGGGCGAAGGCGTGTTTTTCGGCCAGGACAAGAGAGCGCAAGCCTTCCGCGACTGGCTAGATGAGGTTGGTGGCACCAGTGAGCAGCTGGAAGAGGGCACATTCCTGGATAGCTCGCTTCCGGTGAATACCGGTGCGAATGCAAGGCTTGTCGTAATCGACAAAAGCGCATCCGATGGTTTGCCGGACGGCGCTCGACTCAGCGTAGCTGAGTCTGATGCTTTGAATCTCGGGGGAGAAAAGACCAGTACTGATTTAGCGTTTCACTTCAGGACGGAAACGGGCAAGCCGTTTACTGGTGGGCTCAAGGTCAATGCTGTGCAGGCCGTCGTCAGCGACGTCACCGGTGGCTGGAAAAATCTTCCTGCTATTGAAGCTGTACAGGGCTTTGACGAGCTTCCAGCCGAGATACAGCAAGAGTGCCGACGCCAGGGCGGTAACGAGTATAGCGTTCAAGGTATTCTCTCCCGGAAAAGCAACAAGGTTTACGTCATTGCTGGAAATCATGAGTGGGCCAGGGACGTTGAGGCCACGCTGTTTCATGAGATTATAGGCCATTATGGGCTTGGCATTTTAACTTCGGATGATGCCGGAGAAGTGCAGGCCGAGCATCTGCGTCTATTCAAAATGGTAGGCGGCAGGGGCAAGCTTATGGAAATGGCCGCCAGATTTGGCGTGGCCAAAGACATTGAGTCATACCGCAAAAATCTTGAGAAGAGTAACTGGTCGCAGGCAACCCAGGCAGCGATTCTGTTTGACGAGCTGATTGCACACATAGCGGAGAAGCAGCCTTCAGGTTGGAAGCACGCCCTACGCCTTGCCCATGGCTACCTCCGTAGCTTCTTACGCCAAGCTGGGTTCAAGCGCCTGGCAACCTTGAACGATGCGGATGTTTCGGTGCTGGTTAATGAGGCTGCCCGCGCGGTCCGTTCGTCCGCAAAGAATGCAGGCAAGCGCGCATCCAAGATGAGTATCGCAAATGCGGAGGCTGGGCTGCCGCTCTCCATCGACGATCTCCATGACGTTTTCCGTCAAAGCCCGCTTGGCAGCTGGGTCGATAAGCTCATTGCCAGCGGGCGACTGACCATCAAGCCAAACCTGGTGCTGCCAGAGGGCTACAAGCATCTGGAGGCCACCCAGGCATTTACCGCAGACGGCAAAATCACCATGTTTGCCGGCAATATCGGCGGCCGCCAGCGCGTCATGCCGGTGCTGTTGCACGAGGTGTTTCACAGCAGCGGCGAAGCCCTGCTGGGTGGCAAGGAGTGGGGCAAACTGATAGCGGAGCTTGACCAGCTGCGCCAGCACGCCGAAGCGAATCCGGCCGGCAAGGCAGGCAAGCTGTGGGGCGATTCAAAGCGCCGCGTGCAGCAGGCCATCGACAACGGCGACAACATGACGCGGGCGGACATGGCCGAGGAGCTGGGCGCCTACGCCATTGAGCTGGCTGACCAGGCGCCGCTTACCTGGCAACGCTGGGTTGATCGACTTCTTGGCCATGTGAAAGCATGGGCACGCCGCGCCTTCGGCGTGCAGATTGGTAGGCTGACGCCCGAGCAGCTGCGCGCGCTGGCCATTGCCGCATTGCGCGACGGATCGACTGCAGCCAGCCCGGGGCCGCGCCTTTCCATGCAGGACAAAGAAACCATCAGCATGAAAGAGGGTAATTTCCCTGGTGTAGATGCTCGCGACAGCAACATTGCCCTGGGCCGCGAAGCACAGCGCCGGCTTGTAGGCGAACATCCGACCTGGGCGCAGCGGCTGCGTGATGTTGGCCTGAAGGGCTTGCGGCCAACCCTTTCTATGCTGCCAGGTAACGCCATAGTCGATCTGTATCGCGACAAGCTACCGGCTCTTGAGCAGGCCCAGCGGCACGGGGAACGGCTGGACGGTATGCGCCAGTTGCTGCAAAAGGAGGCGGACGAGACTTTCCGCGCCTGGGAAAAGCTGCCGGCAGAAGCAGCCGACAAGATGGCTGACCTGATGCATGAGGCAACGATCTGGCAGCTGCACCCGGACCAACCAGCCCCCGATAAGCTGAGCAAGAAGTGGGCCGCGAAGCACGCCCAGCTAGCAGCCGATTGGGGGGCGCTACCGGACGATGCTCAGGCTGTGTACCGCCAAGTGCGCGACCTGTACGCCAAGCGTACCGAGCAAATGTTTGATGCTTTGGCTGATCGCATTGGCCGCATGAGCGGCTTGGGCACCGGTGCGCGTAGCAAGATGCTGGCTGATTTACGCGAGCGTTTCGACAAAACCCTGGGCGAAGGTCCGTATTTCCCGCTCTCGCGCTTTGGTGACTTCCTTGTGGTGGCCAAGCGGCTTGATAGCGATGGCAAAACACTGGAAAAGATTGTTCTCGCAGCCGAAACCGAGCATGAGCAACGAATCCTGCAGCAGGATCTGCTGGGCCGCGGCTTCGATGTTGTGGAGTTGGACACTGCAGTCAAGAACTTCCGCGCATCCAGTCTAGGTGCCGACCTGTCAGGATTTGCCGCAGGCCTGATCGATAAGCTGGATGGCGTCGAAATGAGCGACGACCAGCGCGCCGACATTCTGGACGATATCAACCAGATGCTGATTGACGCACTGCCGCCCGCCAGCGCGCGCAAACACTTTAAGCACCGCAAGGGTGTGCCGGGCTTCAGCAACGATGCGGTGCGCGCCTTCGTGCGCTCGCAGGCCTCGATGGCGTCACACATCGCCAACATTACCTACCAGGACCGCATTGACAAGGCCTTGCAGGATGCTCGTAAGCAGGCAAAGCAGGACCAAATCAACGTGAACGAGTTGGGCGCTGTTGTAAATGAAATGGAGGAGCGTGCCGATAAGGCTCGTCGCTTTGTTGCTCATCCGATCGCCAATGCGCTGACGCAACTGGGCTTTGCTAACTTCCTGGGCTTCAGCTTGTCGCAAGGCTTGCTCAACTTGACCCAGGTGCCGCTGCTGACCTACCCGGCGCTGGCCGCCAAGTTTGGCGAAGCCAAAACCCACGCAGCCATGCGCGGTGCTTACGCGAAGGTTGGCCGCGCCCTGACCAAGAAGGGCGGTGAGACCTGGGGGGACGTGCGCACGCTGGATGATCTTGATGACGACAGTCGGCGAATTCTGAAAGCGATGGAGGAGCGCGGCAAGCTGGATCTGACCATGGCACTCGACTTGGTGCGGGGCGGGGCCGGCCCGCAGGCGCCTGGCCGCAGTAGCGTAACCCGGGCTGCACAGTGGGTTGGCCGCTACTCTGGCTGGTTCAACCACATCAGCGAGGCCGCGAACCGGCAGGTAACCGCCATCGCTGGCTACAAGCTGGCGCTGGGGCAGGGCATGAGTCGGGACCAGGCCGTTGACTATGTGGCGAAGCTTCTGGATGACAGCCAGTTCAACTACGCATTCAGCAACCGGCCACGCCTGCTGATGAGTAACGCCGGCCGCGTGATTGGTCTGATGCACACATTTGCCATCAATGCCATGTACCGCATCGGGCGCAACTTGTATCACGCCATGGGCGACTGGAAAACGGAAGATGGCCGCGAGGCGCGTAGCATCATGCTGCGTATCCTGACGGTGCAGGCCGCCATGGCAGGGCTATCCAGTCTGCCGCTGCTGCCGCTGGCGGGTGCGGCCGTAGGAACGGCTGCCCACAAAGCGACTGGCAGCCGAGTGATAGGCGCCGTCGGCGTCATGGCTGGAGTTGGTCTTGCCCAGGCGCTGGTGGCTGGCATGGGTGCCGATGATGACGAGCCGTGGGATTTTGACGCCGAGCGGCGGCGCATCCTGAACGACATCACCGGCAGCCGGACTATTGCCGAGCTGCTGGATAAGGGGCTGCTGCGGGCGCTGGGCATGGATGTGGCCAACCGTATCAGCATGAATGATCTGCTGATGCGTGACGTGGATACCGGATTCACCAGCAAACCAGCGCAGGCCTGGCTGGACAATGCATTCCTGCAAAGCATTGGCGGCGCCGCCTATGGCGCCATCAAGCAGTATGCTCGCGCAGCGGACATGGCCATGGATGGTCAGTATCACCGCGCGGTGGAGGCGGCGCTGCCGAAGTTCGCAGCAGACTTGCTGAAGGCAAGCCGGTATGCCCGTGAGGACGTACGCGTGCCGGTAGGCCCGGTCTCTGCCCACAAGGCGGATGCAACTGCTTTCGATGTTGCCCGCCAGGCGCTAGGGTTCACCCCGTCTACTGTGGCTGAGGTCAACAGTAGCGAGAGAGCGCAGCGGAAGGCGGTGGCGCAGATGCAGGCGCGGCGCGGGGAGTTGCTTGAGGCCTGGGTAGTGGCTCGCCTTGAAAAGAATGCTGATGCTGAAAAGGCGGCAGTTGAGCGCATTGCCAAGTTCAACCGGACTCAGCGCGACAATGGCAGTGCCGATCTGGTCATTACCGGCGCTGACCGCATGTCCAAGCTGCGCAGTCAGAAGCGTGGCGTAGAGCGCCGCGAGCATGGCGAGCTATTTGGCAAGAAGTATCGCGGAGTGGCTGAGGCCGCCGGAGGGATGTACGGGGAGGAGTGAGGTAGAAGTGAAGGGCAGATACGGCGCGGCCGTATCTGCTTTTAGCTTTCCAGTTCGCGAGCTTTTAGGTTGGCCGCAACCTGGTTGTTAATGGCAGCTTCAACTATTTCGCGGTACGAGTCTGGCATTTCTGCGCCGTCTTCACTATTGCCTGCTGCCATCAGCTGTGCGAGGCCTTGCGGGTTTCTCATCAGGTCATCAACGACTGACTGGTAAAGCTCAGGCTTTTTTTCCTTGGCGTGCTGCACGGCGAGGATGGCCAGGTACTTGTCGAGCTCCGATTCAACGCCGATGCCAAGCACCCGCATAGCAACCCGACGCATGACCTTATAGCGTAGGCCAATACGGCTCATCACGGTGGTTTTGTGCGCTGACCGGCCAGGTTTCGTTTCTGGATCAATCAGATCCCACGGGGTTTGTGACATTCTCGCTCCTGCGAATCCAATGTGGTTTTCATGATAAGTAAGTACTGACTTACCAAGTATAGCAAAAAGCAACCAGATATATCTCTGAAATGAGGGATTGCACTTTGCCCGGCAAGCCGTATCATTGAGTGGCACTACAACCTCATCTTATAGGATCTCCCCCCATGTCAGACCTGACTTGGCTGGGCGGGGTCGCCAAAGACGCAGGAGCGGCAGGGAGTGTGATTTTGCTGTTGTTGGTGGGCATCGTTGTCCTGATCAACTACGGCAGCACTTTCCGGCGATCCGCGCGCCACGAAGCATTAGACCAAACCACTTACGACCGCATCGAAAAAGAGCGTGACCGGGCATACGCCGAGCGTGATCGCGCACTGAGCCAGCTTGCCGAGTGCGATGCCGAGCGCGACGCATTGCGCCTTCAGGTTCACGACCTTACCGCCAAAGTGTCACGCGCCGAGGCGAACGAGCGCCGTCTGTCCGCGCTGGAAAAGCAGGTTAAGCACCTGTCGGACGAACTCCGCGAGGCCACCAACCTGATTGCCAGCCAGACCACGGTAATCAAGCACATGGAACGCATGCTGCTGCAGAAGGAAGGGGATGCACAATGCCAACCCTGAAGCTGAGCCCGGCGGGCTATGCGCTCCTGCAGCACTTTGAGCAAGGCCCGGGTGGCGGCTTTGCTTCCAGGCCTTACCGCTGCTCGTCAGGCGTGTGGACGAACGGCTGGGGTAACACCAACGGCGTCACGGCCAAGACCGCGCCCATCACGCGGGCGCAAGCTGACAAAGACTTGGCGCGCAACATTGCGCAGTTTGAGCGTGATGTAAACGAGCTGGTGAAGGTGCCGCTCACCCAGGGCCAGTTTGACGCCCTGGTGTGCTTTGCCTTCAACGTTGGCAGTGACATTGACGACGACACCATTGCTGAAGGCCTGGGTGATTCCACGCTGCTGCGCAAGCTGAACGCTGGTGATTACGCTGGGGCCGCCAAGCAGTTCGATCTGTGGGTTAACGGTACCGATCCCAAGACTGGCAAGCGCATCAAGCTGGCCGGCCTGGTTCGACGCCGCGCGGCAGAGCGTAAGCTGTTCGAAACGGGTACCTTTGTTGTTTGATATCGCTGATATGCATCATGGCATTGGCATCGTGCCGCGCAATTGTTGCATATCGTTTCACGCGTGTTGATTGTTTGCATGCCTGCGTGTAGCATTCAACTACTTACTCTTTTTTGAGCAAAGAAAAAAGCACTCGGGCCTCCAGTCCGAGTGCTTGTGTAAGTGAAGTGATTTACCTGTGCCGCCCGATTCTGGCGAGAGTGGAAGCGGCAGTTGGTACTAGGACGCCTATCACCGCCCATAAGGCATGGTAGGCGTTTTGCTTTTGAGACTCATCAACCCAAGGGATAAAAAGCATGAGCCCAATTGCCACGGCACATAGAGCAGTTTGTTGTGCAATCTCGCTAGAAATCAGCGGCCGTCGATTGCTGCTCGGCTTGCGGTAAGGCATTTGGCCCTCCACGTGTTACAGCGGTGGAAATCACCCCTGCGGATTCTTCTGGGTAGTCAGCCCCTTTCATTGCGATTCATTTTCTGACCACAAGTATATGTGTGCTTGGTCATGAAGCAACGCAAATTCTAGTGTTGAAGTATCTCACCATCAAGTATTGACAGCCTGCTGAAAAAGCTGAAACCCGCGCCAATGCTGGCTTTGCGGGGCAAACTTATTTTTATGGCCCGGCGCGCTTGCTGGGGAAGTGCCCGCTGCATCAAGGCTTTGCCGCTGCGGCATATTTGTAACAGGCTGCCTCTGCTGCCTGATTTTGACGCCACAAAAGCAATAAGGCGGCCGATATGGCCACCCTGTTTGTTTCCTCGCTTACTCCTGCGCCTTACATCCACCCAGCTCCGGCATGGTCGTTGAACTGCTCGGCAATCCGCACGTAACCGCGCATGGTGTCCACCTTCTTGTGCCGGGAAACATCCATCACCTTCATGATGTTCGCCCCGCCCATAATGGCGCTGGTGACGAAGCCGGCCCGCATGCTGTGGCCACCGATCTGCGTCACGTCCAGGCCCACCAGCCCGGCGTACCGCTTGATCAGCTCGGCGGCGGCGTGTGCCGTCATGGCGCCAGCCCGCGGCTTGTCGTTACGGTACATGCTGCGGAACACCGGCCCGGCGGTGATGCCGCTGGCGGTTAGCCAGGCGCGCAGTGCTTCGGACGGGCGAATGCGCCGGCCGTCCAGCAGCGCAACGGTCTGGCCGCGCCCCTCCTGGTCAGTCTTGGATTTGGGGATTGTGAGCTCGACACCCTGCGGCCGGAACTGCAGGTGCTCTACCTGGATACCCACCAGCTCAGAGCGCCGCAGAGCACCGGAGAAGGCGACAACCATCAGCGCATAGTCGCGCAGGCCGGCCAGGGTGCTGCGGTCGGCATGCTCCAGCATGGCCACCAGGTCGCGGTCGAGGATGGGGGTTTTCTTGGACTGCTTGCGGCCAACCTTGCGCATGATGCCGCGCATGGTCTGGCGCACCAGTGGGTGGTTGGTGGGGGAGGGCTGGCCGGTGGCGTCGTGGGCCCAGCGAATGGCAGCCCGGCGGCGTTCGATGGTGCTGGCGCTGTCACCCTGGACTGCGCACCACGACAGGAAGCGTGCAACGGTTTCCGGCGTGGCCGGCTGCTTGGGCGAGATTTCGATACCGGCGTGGGTGCAGAACTGCACAAAGCGGCGCATGTCGGCTCGGTAACCGCGTAGCGAGTTGTCGGCCAGTTGGCTGCCGAGGAATGCCCGCACAACATCATCCAGCCGGCGTATATCGTCGGCCGTGGCGATTTCTGTCGCTTGGGCTGTGGTCATTGTGGTGTCCATAGTTTTGGTCTGCTATGAGGAAACGGCAGGAGCGTGGTAGCTCCTGCCGTGTTTCAGCGTCGCGGGTTCGCTGCTCCGTACACCGTGGCCCGCA